GAGCAAGAGTTTCGGGAGAGTGTCTATACTAAGAAGACCGGAGACACACTACTGTGTTTCCCTGCAGCGGGAGTAAAAGGCGCGATGGCTACGGCTGCGCTGGAAACGGCTGGCATTACTAAGACAAGTGTGCAGCGGTTAATCTTTCTACCCGAAAGCCACGTTCAGGTTTGGGGTAAGCCTTACTTGAAGATGGACATTGTTCGTTCGGCGGACATGAACAAAACACCCGATGTTCGTAGTCGGGCGTACTTACCCAACTGGTGTGCAGAAGTGGATATAAAGTTTGTTACACCAACGCTCAGTGCCATGGCTATCTCGTCATTGCTAATGAACGCAGGGATAATCGTGGGGCTTGGTGACTTCAGGCAGGAGAAAGGCCGAGGGTCTTATGGTACGTTCTCTGTGACAGGTGCTGAAGACATGGGAGACCATCAAGCGCTCTGGGATGACATTACGCAAGAAGGACGTGAGGTCCAAGAGATGGCGATGGAATACCCCGAATGCGCCGATGAGCAGACAGCAGAGTTGATGCAGTTCCTACAAGAAGAGCGGTTGCGTCGAGCAGCTTAAACGAAGAGGGGCGGTTAACGCCGCCCTAATTCACGGTCAAGGCGGTCGAGGTAAGGCGAGTTGAGGTTTGACGGGGTTAGACGTGGCACGGCGGTCGCGGCACGGCTGGGTGCATTGAGTTATGGTGAGGCATGGTGAGGCAAGGCGGTCATGGTGCGTTTCGGTTGGGTATCGTAGGGTTCGGTTGGTCAAGGCTAGGCGGTCAAGGTGTGTTGTGTTCGGGTATGGCGAGCTACGGTGAGGCATGGCGGGTGAGGCGGTTCAGGTATGTTGGGTTCTGGTAAGTTGGGTTACGGCATGGCGAGGCGGTTAGGGCTAGGTAAGTTCTGGCGCGGCAAGTTGCGGTTAGGCGGTCAGGGCATGGTAAGTTCTGGCGCGGTGAGCTTTGGTCGGGTGCGGCATGGCGGTTCAGGCGGGGCGGGGTACGTTTCGGAACGGCGGGGTCCGGCGTGGCGGGTTAGGCGGTCGAGGCGTGTTACGTTGAGGCTGGCTGGGTCTGTTTTGGTCCGGTCCGGTTAGGCGGTCGTGGTTCGTTTCGGTTTGGTCGGGTCGGGTGCGTTCAGGCGGTCATGGTGCGGTTCGGCACGGTCAGGCTAGGTTGGGCAGGGCGGTCAAGCTAATGAAAAGGTGGTGGGCTGTGGTGGCCCACTACGCAAACATAAAAAAGCTATTGGAGAACTATATATGGCTAACTTTTCGAAGAAGACGAAGCAGCGTATCATTGATGATTACCTGCAGCAGACAGGCGCGAACATGTTTGTGCCAGCGGATTTTGTTGATTGGCTAGCAGGTCAGCCCCAGCATGAGGCTTACCCTGCGTTCTATGAGATGGATGATGCAGAAGCAGCGCGACAGTTCCGTATTCAGATGGCACGTCAAATGGCGTCTGGACTACGTATCGTTGCTAAGGTGGAGGAGGTCGAGAGTTCTGTGGTCTCTATCAAAGTGGCAGAGTATCCTGCGTATATATCGCCCGTGTCCAAGCGACGTGATGGTGGTGGGTATGAACCATTTGATCCCACGGACGAAGTGGCGCAAGCCGAATTACGTAGGCAAGCAGGTACGAGCCTCGCTGCGTGGTTGGAGCGGTTCCGTGGTTGTGCTGAACACGTGGGTGTAGACGTTACTCCATTGGAGGACATTGTGCATGTGTTGCGCGATGACAAAGACAAAGCAGTAGGAGAGTAGCATGGGTAAAGTAGGGATTATTAAATTAACCCAACGTATGCTTACCAAGAGTATCATCGACGCAAACAAGTCTGTAGTTGCGTTTGCAAACGAAAACTTACCTGTGGATTATGGTCACATAGAAAACGGTAAGAAAGCACGTTTCCTTGCAGTATTCGATGATGGTTCTGCTTCAGAGCTGCGTTTGTATCGCCGCCCAAGGGGTGACGAATTACTTTCTATCAAAGGGCTTTCCAAGAAAGCTAAAGCGGGGGACATAGTAAAACTCACCCGCTATAGCGGCGAAGACCCAAAAGTTCGAGTCAAGATAACTGTAGAGGAAGAAGTAAATGAAAAAGAAAACTAAAGGCTCACCGTACGCGGATAAGATTTGGGCGTACAAAGTCAAAAATCCCACCGCAAAGATCCGAGAGATAGCGGATGCGACTAACACGTCTTATGGGTACGTCTATAAACTTATGCAGAAAATCGGCACCCCGAAGGAAGTGTTGGAGCGGGATACCGCGCCGCCTGAGAAGCAGGGCACAGCGATCACACGTGGACAGGTGCTAGACACCGCCAAAGAATACGTGACCAAAGATCGTGCGGCTGACCATGGCAACATGGAAGATAACTTCAGCACTATTGGTAAGTATTGGTCGGTGCATTTAGGTGTAGACGTGAGTGCTACAGACGTGGCTGTTATGATGAGCCTGTTGAAGACTGCTCGTATAAAGTCAAACCCCACGCACCCTGACAACTGGGTAGACGCATGTGGTTACATGGCATGTGGTGGCGAGATAGTGAGCAAGACCTGATGGACCTGATAGCCCTAGATTTTGAAACGTACTATGACAAACAGTATTCCCTGTCGAAACTAACGACGGAGGAGTACATACGTGATGATCGTTTCGAAGTCATAGGGCTATCTGTAAAAATAAACAACGGCCCTACGCAATGGGCCGCTGGTGAGGAGGCCGCGGGCGATCTGCTTGCGGCCACCGACTTTACCAATGCCGCAATACTCTGCCACAATACTATGTTTGATGGAGCTATACTGAATTGGCATTACCAGATTAACCCAAAGATGTGGCTGGACACGCGTTGCATGGGGCGTGCGTTGCATGGCACGGAGCACAGCGTTGCGTTAAAGTCTCTTGCACAGAGGTACGGCGTAGGTGTTAAAGGCACCGAGGTTGCTGATGCCATGGGTAAGCGGATAGAAGACTTCGCCGCTGACGAGTTAGAGCAGTACGGACGCTACTGCAGCAACGACGTGGATCTCACAGTCGCCCTGTTTAGGTTGATGGCTAAGAAGTTCCCCAAAAAAGAATTACAGTTGATAGATCTGACGCTGCGTATGTTTATCGAACCGATGTTGGACTTAGATGAGGGGCTGCTTGAACAGCACCTAGAAGACACGCGGGATGCGAAAGACAAGCTACTAATAGCGGCGGGTGTAGAAAAAGCCGATTTGATGAGTAACCAGAAGTTCGCGGACCTGTTACGGGGTTTAGGTGTAGAGCCGCCCACAAAGATCAGCCCGACTACAGGTAAGGAAGCGTTTGCTTTTGCTAAGTCAGACGAAGCGTTCAAGGCTCTCCACGAACACGAAGACGTACGTATACAGACGCTCGTGGCCGCACGGCTAGGCAACAAGAGCACATTGGAAGAGACACGTACGCAGAGGTTTCTGAACATATCACGACGAGGACTGTTGCCAGTTCCCGTTCGCTACTACGCTGCACACACAGGAAGGTGGGGTGGGTCAGACAAGATAAACCTGCAGAACTTACCGAGCCGTGGGCCGAACGGGAAGAAGTTAAAACGTAGCATCATCGCCCCCGAGGGATATACACTGATTGACTGTGATAGCTCGCAGATCGAAGCGCGGGTATTGGCGTGGCTTGCAGGTCAGAATGATCTCACACAGGCGTTCGCAAGTGGTGATGACGTATACAAGCACATGGCGTCGACTATCTACAGTGTGGGTGTTGATGATGTAAGTAAAGAACAACGTTTTGTTGGAAAGACTACGATCCTTGGCGCAGGTTATGGTATGGGTGCGGCAAAGTTCCAGATGCAATTAAAGGGCATGGGTGTAGAGATATCTCTGGACGAAGCCAAGCGTATCATTGACATCTATCGGAGCGCAAACTCAGATATAAACGGACTGTGGGCCGATGCACAGGGCATGGTTAGAAACCTTGCTAACAGACATGTGATGAATTTCGGCAAAGCTGGGGTCATAAAAGTACACCCCGACAAATATGCACTGCAGTTACCGTCTGGCCTGTTGATGTATTACGAAGACTTGAAAGGCGAAAAAGAAAAAGACAGCGGGCGTATAGAATACTCATACAAAACCCGGCGGAGCCGAACCCGTATATACGGTGGGAAGGTTGTTGAGAACGTGTGTCAGGGTATTGCACGTTGCATTATTGGTGAACAAATGCTAAGTATAGCTAGCAAGTACAAGGTAGTGCTAACTGTACACGATTCAGTTGTAGCCTGTGTTCTGGATGAAGAAGTCGACGAAGCTCAAGCGTACATAGAGAAGTGTATGAGCAAGACACCAGACTGGGCCGAAGGATTACCCGTCACCTGCGAGAGTGGTACAGGTAAATCATACGGGGATTGTGAATGACTAAAGTTGCGCCGTGGTCTTTTAGTAGGCTTAAATCTTTTGAGCAGTGCCCAAAACAATTCTACCATGAGAAGATATTAAAGGCATACCCCTTTGTGCAGACCGAAGCGATCTTGTACGGCAATGAGTTTCACAAAGCTGCGGAAAACTTTATTGGCAAAGACGAACCTGTTGCGGAGAAGTTCAGCTACGCGCAGAAAGCGTTAGAGAACCTGAAAGGACGTGAGGGCGATAAGCACTGCGAACTGAAGCTAGGTATTACAGAAGATTTACAGCCTTGCGGGTTCTACGATAAAGACGTGTGGTTTCGAGGCATAGCCGATCTTATTATCGTGAACGGTAGCCGTGCACGTGTAGTAGATTACAAAACAGGTAAGTCCGCACGGTATGCAGACAAAGGGCAGCTAGAGTTAATGGCGCTTTCGGTGTTCGCACATTTCCCCGAAGTAAAGACAGTGCACGCAGCGTTGTTCTTTGTGGTGTGTCGTGACCTTGTACAGGAGAAGTATGTCTTCGATGATAGAAAAGAGCTTTGGAGGAAATGGATAATCAAGTATAATGCCATGGCCGAAGCCGCGAAGAACGATATATGGAACCCCCGACCTAGCGGGTTATGTCGTCGCCACTGCCCCGTGGTAGAGTGCCCACATAACGGAGTTAACTGATGCCTTACGTAAACAAGCCCCGCCCGTACAAGAAAGAATACCAACAGCAGAAGGCTAGAGGTGAGCACGAGGACCGCATGGAACGGCAGCGTGCGCGGCGCAAAATGGATAAGACTGGCAAAGACGCCAACAAAAATGGCAAAGCCGACAAGCGCGAGGGTAAAGACATCGCGCACAAGAAACCGCTAAGCAAAGGTGGCTCAAACAAGCACGGGTATACTGTGCAAAGTCGCAACAAAAACAGAGCGGCAGGCGGTGCCCTGAGCAGCCCAAAAAAGAAAAAGTAAGTTAGTACCCGTACTAACGAGGAGAACATTGTGGAAATACTGAAGAACAAGGCGCTTTTGCTGACCTTGCGAGATCCCAACCGCGTTGCAAAGTACATACCCAACTGCAAGTTACTGCCAGACAACGAAGTCGTGGTGAAGTGGGGCGTAGACGAAGCGCAGACACTTAACAGCATGGGCATAAGCGTACCGTCACCTATCGAAGGTAGGTATACGTGGACAGGTCAATACAAACCATTTGACCACCAAAAGAAAACTTCAGGTTTCCTAACGATAAATCGCAGAGGGTTCTGTTTTAACGAGCAAGGCACAGGCAAGACTGCCTCTGCGATATGGGCCGCAGACTATCTGATGCAACAAGGCAAGATAAATAGGGTATTGGTTATCTGCCCGCTGTCGATCATGGATAGCGCGTGGCGAGAGGATCTGTTTACCTTTGCCATGCACCGTAGTGTGGACATTGCCTATGGCAGCAAGAAGAAACGCAAAGATATCATAAACGGCGGGGCCGAATTTGTCATAATAAACTACGATGGTGTTAGCATTGTAGAGGATGACATCCGTGCAGGTGGGTTCGACCTCATTATTATAGATGAAGCTACCCACTACAAAAACGTACAGACCAGCAGATGGAAGACGTTACGTAGAGTTATCACAGAAGACACGTGGCTTTGGTTGATGACAGGTACTCCTGCAGCACAGTCTCCGCTGGACGCGTACGGGTTAGCTAAGTTGGTAAACCCTGACGGGGTGCCGAGGTTTTTCGGCGCGTTCCGAGACAAGGTTATGTACAAACAAACTCAGTTTAAATGGGCCGCAAAAGAGAATGCCAACGAGGTTGTGTTCCAAGCACTGCAGCCCGCTATACGGTTCACCAAAGATGAATGTCTGGACTT